AGAGCGTGACTTTTACGAGAGCCAAAGAGTCAATCGCTTACAGGTTCGCACTATCAGGATTGACGGCAGGAACAGCAATCAATTCTAGTGTGAGCAATCTTCAACTCGAAAGAGGTTCAACAGCCACCGCTTACGCACCATACTTCGAGCCAATCGAACTCTGCAAGATTGGCGCATATCAGGACAGAATATATAAGACTGACGGAAAGTGGTATGTAGAGAAACAGATTGGCAAGGTGGTGTTGGATGGAACGGAGGACGGTTGGAATATTACAGGTGGCGGGAACGGCTATCGATTGGCAACGCCCGACATTATCCTAACACCAACCACCGAACTTGCACCGATTATGTCAGATTATTACACCACTACAACGTTTAGCCTCATCTACCACGCAAACATAGATTATGGCATTTCAAACCATGGTAGTAACCATTGGCTTGCTTTTCGCAATAAAGACATAACATCGCTTGCCAACTTTAAGACTTGGCTAGGCACTCATAATACGACCGTCTATTACGCACTCGCAACCCCAACCACGACAGAAATCACGAATGAGGCATTGGTGGAGGAGTTAGAAGCACTCCAAGACGAGGCAATCTCGGTCGGACTGCATAACATCTACACAGACACTCCAAACGCTCTCCCAACGCTCACATTTGACCTGACAGAATATCTCAGCAAAAGCACGACAATCATTCCTGAAACGGCAGTCCGCCTCACGCTCACAGACGGCGGAGTCATCAATGCCTGTGGCTGTCGCAAAGACGTTCAACTAACAATGAGAGAAACTATCGAATGATAACAGCATCAACAACTTTCAATCAGATTGCCAACGCTACGATTCGCCCAATCGCTCAGAAGACGAACATCTCATTCACGAAGGCGAGGACGGAAGGCTTGAACTGGTTCACGCTCGACCAATCTCAACTGGACGGCATCGACATTCTCGCCTCTGACCCTGACGATTCGATTCAGCCTTGGGATGCGTACGAGTGGGGCGATTATACGAGAGATGTCATGAGCATGAACTGGAGTCGCTCGGTTGCCTTCCCATACAACGTGCAGTCCGCAACTTGCGACATCAAGCTCAACAATACGCATCAAAAGTACACCTACGAGAATGAAGACTCGCCTCTGCATGGCTACATCTTACCGAAGCGACCAGTTCGCACTTACGCAGGATTCAAGAAGGGCGGAACGGCTGAGGTCGTTCCTGCCTTCGTTGGCTTGACTCAGAATATGCCGTCATACGAGGGCAACAACAACTCAACGGCAACGTTCACAGCTCTCGACTTTTTGTCCGAGATTGGCAATATGCAACTCACGAACACAATCATGATGCGAGACGTGCGCACAGACGAGGCAATCGCCTCAATACTTGATATGTTCGGCATGGATGCCTCGATGTACGACTTGGCGCAGGGCGAGAACGTGATTCCGTTCCTCGACCTCGAATCAGGCTTGAACGCAGGCAACATCTTGCAGAAGCTCGTGCAAGCTGAGGACGGCGCATTATGGCTCGATGAAAAGGGCATCATTCGCTTCGCTCCTCGCTATACAGACCTCGGCAAGCTCCCAGTCATGACGTTCAACGAGAGCAACATTGTCTCGATTGCACCGTCACGCACAGACGGCATCATCAACCGAGTCAAAATCACGTCAAACATTCGCAAGATTCAAGACAAACAGCCAGTCTTCACGATGTCGAATGAAACAGGCTACCAGTCGAGCGCAGACGAAGACTCCTATCGCATCAAGCCGAATGGGAACACAATCATTTGGATTTCGTTTGAAGACCCAATTTGGAGCGCAACGCTCAATCCGCTTCTAAACGGCGCAAATGACGATTCCAACTTCACAGCTGTTGACCTAATGGGGAACGCTGTTACAAGCGGTTTAACGGCTTCAGGAACGCTGTTCTCGAACTCGATGAAGGTTACAATCTCAAATGCGAACAACTATGCTGTTTCGCTCACTTATATGGAGATTTGGGGCGAACCTGCCAAGATTGTGGACACTATCAAATACGATGCGCACGACAGCGATTCGGTCGAGGAGTTTGGCGAGATGTTACTCGAAATCACAGACAACGACTTCTTCGGCTCATACGCAAACGCTGACCGCTACGCTGTGAGCATTCTCAAGAGGCGAGCGAGCTACTCGCCAACTATCAACATGAAGGTCAAAGGCAATCCTGCACTTCAGCTCGGAGACATCATCGAAGTCGAAGGCAAGTATGCAGGAACGTACAAGATAACAGGAATCAATTCTGCCATATCAGGCACAGACGGCTTCAGTAACGAGCTGACGGTCGAGCGGTTCACGATTCTGCAACCGTTCATTCTCGACAAGTCTGTTCTTGACGGTGCGGAGGTTCTAGGAGCGTAAAATGGCAATCATCAAACAAGTACAACACGCAGGCTCGGTGCGCACATCGACACTATCAGGCAACATCGAGCTAAACGAAGCGACAGGGGAACTCATCGTTCGCAACGGCGCAAATGTTCTCACTCGCATCAATTCCGAGGGCTTCACTTACTCAGATAGTAACGGACTACGCCGAATCCGAGTCGGTCTCAATCCGAAGGACGAGTCGGTCGGAATGTGGAACTCGAAACCGAGCGTTGATGTCGTTGACGAGTTGGAGAACAGTTGATGTCGGTCAAGAACTTCATTATCGACACAAGATACCCAATGGAGAAGGTTGCCTTCATCTTAGAGGCATCAGGAACGACATCGAGCGCAGGCACTCCGACCATTGGCGCACAGACTACGCTCACACTATCAAACCCTACCAACACCGCTATGCTTCTTGACGGCATCTACTCTTTCGACAACTGGCGGACGGCATTCCCAATCTCGTCAGGAGACCCCAACAGATATTGGGATTTGGTGCAATTACAATCGACTAGGGAGCGAATACGAGTCAGCTTCATCGGCTACTCGACATCAGTTCCTTACAAAGTCCGCCTGTGGGGATTCTTGCCTGAAGATTATCAGGGAGGGAACGTGCCAAGCACAGCATCGCTCAGCGTTTACCCCTACACGATAGATACGAGCAAAAACTACATGACGGTGTTCAAAGAGGGCAGAGTCTCAATCTCGACAAGCTCTCCGTCCACAATCATGCACAATCTCGGCTACATACCGCTCGTCAAGATGTGGAAAGGCTCGAACACAGACTGGCAACTCGTGCCGATTACGTCAAACGAAGTGGCGGACATTACGACCGCAGACGTGACGTTGTACGGAACATCTTCGAGCAATACTAACTACTATTACAGGATTTACACGAATGAGGCTTAGCAAATACATCTTGAACTCTGAATCCGCAACGCTTGCCGAGGTTGGTGTCGTTGACATTACGCTCACAATCCCTGCCAACTTTACGGCAAACGCTGTTCGAGAGACGGTCGTGCCGTCTCCAATAAAGAATGCTCTATTCAGGTTCTATCTTGAGGGCGGAGTGAACTCTCCCTCAATCGATGCGCCAACCGCTGTCAGACGTGAATATAACGGCTTGGGCATTCTCTACTATGTGACGGTTTACCGCAAAGACGATTCAACGATTGCGCTCGCCTGCATGACAACAGACGGACGAAGCGTAACAGGCACATCGGCAACGACTATTCATGCGAAAGTTCATCTGTTCGAGTCTCCGTTCGAGGCATAGAGCATCGCCACCCCCAACGCTCGAACAATGGGCAGTATGAAACTATTAGAATTGAATCGAATTGCGATTTGGAGACCGAAACTGATTGACGATTTCACAACTCGTGAATCAGGCGCAGGCAGACCATACGCAGAGAATAAGATACTATCAAAAACTACTGCGAAAACATACCGCTACGCTAAGAACTACGAGCGAGACGGCAACAAGTTCTGTCTGTTCGTTGTGACTTACTCGAAGAAGGCGGACTCTGCCGAGAAACAACTCGACAAAATCGCAAAGAAAGTCGAAATCCCTGTCAATCTCTCGGATTTTGAATATACAAACTATTACTTGGAGGATAAATAATGGCACTCGTAACTCTACCATATCCAAACATGGACTTCGTGCCTCTCGATATTCTAACGGCAAATGAACTCGACCAACTTGTCGCTAATATCGAGGCAATCAACAACACAACATCAATCGACACGCTGATTCAACAGACGTTCTTCTACAAGGCAGGAGACACAATCACGCTCGACCAAAACACCACTCCGCCACTAAATGGGCTTCTAACTGGTGCAAACGGTAGCATTTGGCTCGCACTCCCAGTCAAGAAACGTCTCGACAATATCTCGACCGTCACTTGCACCGCTTTCACAAGTGGCATTCGTTGCAATAACGCATATCTTGGCGGTTCAGGCACTTATGACTTCCTAGCGAATGCGACAAGCGTGACAATCGCTATCGACAAGCAGACGAACACAATCTACATCAACTTCACGAAAAGCACAGGTTGGGGCGGAACGAATAACTCCGCCATTTCAGCAGGCAATACAAACGCAACATTCGTTCTCAGCTAGGAGGAATCATGGCAACGAACACATACATCGAGCCATACAAGTCAAAACCAATGGACAGTATGACCGACCCCACAGGGTGCTACAACCGAGAATGTACGTCCTATTGCGCTTGCAAAGTCTATCAATGGACAGGCAAGTGGATGAAACACACAGGAGACTTTGATGCGAAGCATTGGATTGAGCGACTCGCTGAGCATGGTTACAAGACAATCGTCAAAGCCCCAGTCGCAGGCGGTAAATATATCGGAGTGAGTACGGTAGGGGAATATGGACACGTTGTCGCTTCAGAAGGCTCGCTCGCTATTACTGAGTACAACTACCCACAACCGCAGTTCGAGGGCGCATTTCACGAGCGCACCGTCAAGGCAACCGACTTCACATGGGTCGAGATTGTCTCGCCAAATCCTGTCTTCGAGTGGAGCAAGTTTGACCGTCCGACCAAGTACAAGACACGTCTCGACACAACGCATCTTTGGTGCGTGAATCATGCCACAATGGACGATTGCCACTCCGTCAAGAAGTATGCGAAGGGCGCAACGCTCACGTTCTACGGCACAATGAAGAACAAAAACCTCGGCGCAACATATCTCGTCACAGAGGACAACTACAAGAACAGCATCCCTGTCGGATTCAATAGGGCTGACATGACCGAGGTCGTGGAGGAACAGCCGACTCTCGAATGGCAGAAGCTCGATGCGCCTGAGTATTACGAGTGCAAGCTCGACACGACCCACTTGTGGGATGTGAATCACACGAGCATGAACGATTGTCGCTCAATCATTGCTTTCAAGAAGGGCGCAAAGATTCGAGCCTGTGGAAAACTCATCAACAAAGAACTCGGCGCAACTTACTTGCAACCGTTTGAGCTATTCGAGAACAAGATTGTCGCAGGGTTCAACGCAGGAGACATGAAAGAAACGTCTGTCGAGGATTCCGAGGCAATCGGCGCACTCAATGAGGCAACAGAGCAAATCAAGCAAGCAATCAGACTCATAAGGAAGGAGAAATAATGGAAGGAATCAACATCGACCCAGTTGTGGCTCTTGTCGTTGCAGGCATGGTCGCAGGCATCGTGGAGCTAATCAAGAGAGCGTTCAGAAAAGACTTGAAAGCGGTCGCAACGATAATCGGCGCAGGAGTCACAGGCGCACTTGTCGTGCTTGCGTTCGGCATCAATCCGCTATTCGGCGCAGTCATTGGGCTTGCGAGTTCAGGTTACGTCACAATCGCCCAAAACATCGGCAAACAATCGTTATAGAGAGAGCTTCGGCTCTCTCGCCTTGGTTGGGGCGCATTGGGTTCAAATAATAGAAAACATATAGTTCTCCCCCAATTTGAATTTCGTCTGTTCCGACAATGCTCCCCAACTAGGGCGATGCTCTAGTACATTTCACAACGCTCAAAGAAAGGGGGGATTCTCATGACATTGATTGTGGAGTTCTACAAGGACTTCGATGCGAGCGTTCTTGATGACGTGATAAAGTATGCCTACGCATTCAGAGTGTTGACCGTCAAAGGCACAAGGGCGGAACTCATGAACGTCATTCGCATCGTTGACTCCATGACCTCGGAACGTTCAATCGAACTGAAGGGGGGCGATGAGAATGGGGAAGAAGAATCTTCATCATGTACTATTTAGACGGAGAGACTGGGCTAGTTCTCGGTACGGTTGGCTTCTTCGAGTCGCTATGGTGCGGAGGATTCCTGTCGCAATTCACAGCGAACTGCACAATTACGAAATCGACCGCATTCCGAAACCTAGCGAATTCCTGCTTGAGAACGCCTACAATGCCTATCTCGACCAGAAGACGATAGTTGATAGCTTCGGAGTCTGTCAGCTCATTCTGTGGCTTTGTGACGAGATTCCTGACGATTCATTCCGAGAGGCTATGAGAAGGCAATATGTATTCTTGAGCGAAAGATTGGGGCGGTCTTGATTGACCGCCCTTTTACACGCTAAAAGAAAGAATGTAATGGCAACAACAAAGACAAAAACAAGAAGCCGTTGGAAAGACTTGCCTGACAACGTGAAGAAAGTGTCAGCTTTCATCTCTGCTCTTGTTGTAATAATCACATCTATCGGCTCGGCTCTTACATGGTTCGAGTCAAAAATGACAGAGCATCTCGATGCACGTCTCTCGACAGTTGAAGCGACCGTCAACGACATTCGGCAAGATACCGTCCGCCTTCAGCTCGACAATCTTATCAACAACGACCCTGACAATATCGAGTCGGTTCTAACAGTCGCACGAACTTATTTCATCGACATGAAGGGCGATTGGTACATGACGGAGAAGTTCAAGACGTGGGGCAGAGAACACAACGTTGATTTGTCCGACTTCACATTCACTCACTCCCCCACTTTAAGTCAGAATTAAAGCATCGGAGTTTTGGCTATTCTCCGATAAATACCTCACCAAAAAACAAAAAGTTTCCATGTTGTTCTCTCGGCATCCCCTCGCAGTAGCGCTGAGAGCCTTTCCTAACTAAACAGACCGCCCTTTCGAGCGGTCTGTTTTAACATCCGAAAGGAACACAACTTGGTGTTCCACGCAACGTCTCTATTGTAGCATAGATTGAGAAAAACCACAATTCGTGCTACAATGTAACCACCTACGATTGAACCCTGTGAAAAGTTATTTTTTGCAGGGTTTTTGCACACCTTCAATGATTGTTGGAGGTACTAGATGCAATCAAACAAACAACTCAACGAACAAATCCCTGAAGATACCAACAAGCGAGGTTTTGAGGGTATATGGATTCCGAAGGAGATTTGGCTCGACACCAATCTGTCCGCATTGGAGCGCATTCTATACGCAGAGATTGCGAGCTTTGGCGAGAGTGGCTGTTGGAAGAAATCAGAGGAGCTGATGAAACTATTAGGAGTCGGCAAAGGAACGTTTCAGAAATACTGTCGGAACTTGCGAGAGCTTGGCTATATAGACGAAAAACGAGTATTTGGGCGCATTGTGCGCAAGACAACGCTCGGCTTTCATTCATCAGCCCAAAATCTGCATCAGCCCAAAAAGTGTGCTGATGAACAGCACAAAATTTGTGCTGATGAACAAACCAAAAATTGTGCTGTTCATAAAGAATACACAAAAGAATATATTACTAAAGTAATAGACTCACGTCCTGTGGAAAACTCAGAAAAGCCTCAATATGGCAACAAAGACGTGAATGAGTTGTTTGCTTATTGGAAGGAGCGTGTGGGGATTGCGCCAAGCAACAATCCTGCCAATCGCAGGTCATGCTCGACATTGATTCGGCAACGAGGCATGGACGGCGCAAAGAAAGTCGTTGATGCGATTCATAAGGCGCTTACTAGCCAAGACAAGTTTGCTCCGAGAATTGCAAGCTTTACCGACTTGTACGGCGCATACGGCAAGTTACCGAAGCTGGATGCATGGATTATCAAAAATTCGCCAAAGACGGCTCTGAAGCGATTTCAGACGGCAAATACGGCAAATTATGAGCCGAGTGATGCAGAACGTGCAGAAACGTTGAAGCGCATGGCGGAGGCTCGCAAGAGATTATTCAATTAGGTGCGGTCGGTATCAACTAAACGAAAGGAACAACATGACCGACTACAAACAAATGACAAGAATGCTGTCGGCGGAGCTACTACGCAAAGAATGCAGGCTCTCCGAGCGACAAATGCGACTGCTCAAATGGGAGCAGATAGAGCAGGGGAAATTGAAGCTCAGACAAAGGGAAGTGGAATTGTCTGAACCACTAGCGAAAGCTCTTGACTCGCTTCCCTGTTCTAAGAGGTACATCTTCAGCGACTACCCTATCGAAAACTGTGAGCAGGCGCATCATTTCCTAGTTTTTAAGAGGTAAACAAGAAGGCTCGGCGGAAAGTCCGAGCTTTTTTGACGAAATGCAGAAAAAGCATTGACATTATGAAGCACCTGTGCTAATATAGAGACAGTTCGGATGAACGAAATGAACATTCAAAAGCAGAGCAAAAGACGGTCGAGGAATCGACTTTGGAAGAAATATGTAAAGTCGCACAATGTATAGTGTAATATTTCTTAGAAAAGTCAAATGTCGCACAACTCGAACGTCACGAAAGTGGCGATTTTTTATTGAATCAAAACTGGTGTGCTAATCGTAGGCATCGCACTTGCTCGTCCTTAACAATCTGAACGCAACGACCAAAACAAATACAAACATTAACGAAAGGAGGCACACATGAGCCGAACTTATAAACACTTAAACAAACTCACAAAAGCTGAACTAATCAGCATCATCAAAGACAGTGACAACGTCATCAACAACTTAGAAACGCAACTCAAGAAAGCAGGAATCACAATATGGAACTAATCGACAAAATCCTCGACTGGGGAGACGAACATTGGAAACTCGTTGCAGTCATTGGCTTCATCGCAGTCTGCATCTTGAATCATTAGGAGAACGACATGAGCAAAATCAAATCCCATTACTGGGAAGAACTAACTGAGCAAGAGGAAGAAAGCGAGACGAAGAAAAAATGCAAGAAATAATGGACGAAATCAAACTCGCCTTCGAGAACTTCTGCGCTGATGCAGAGGCAATCATCGAAGAAGCGAAGAAAAAGAAAGGGAAGAACTAATGGCAGGCAACCGAGAAGGAGGCAGGAAAGCCTCAATCACTAACAAACTGAGGCATGGAGAGGACTTCTACTCAAGAATCGGTCGCAAGGGTGGACACAACGGACACACAGGCGGATTCGCATCGAACCCTGAGCTTGCGAGGAGAGCAGGCGCAAAGGGCGGAAGAATCTCTCGCCGAGGCAAGGCTAAGAAATAACTAATCGAAAGGAAACAACATGGCAATCAAAAAGCAACAAAAGGATTACACAGAGATTATCAGCGCATTATCAGATATGTCGCAGAAGGACTATCGAGATGCATGGCGCATATCTCGCCAATATCGCAAAGCAAACAAGATGCTCGAACGCACACTCACACGACAAGAGCGACAATTCACGCTCCCAAGCAAGAGCAACAGCGCAGACAGCACTTGTGGCTTGAAGTACGAAATGGCATAAGGAGACGGACATGAAAGACACAGGAATCGTCAATATACATGGCAAAGAGTACAAGACCGTTGCAAAGCGTGTCGATGAGTTCCGCAAGGAGCATGGCACGAAGCTCGCAATCATCACAAGCATCGTCTCAATAGACGAGAAAATGGTCGTGATGAAGGCGGAAATCTCGGACGAGAACCTGCGTGTTATCGCAACAGGGTTCGCCGAGGAGAACCGCCAAGCGAGCCAAATCAACCGCACGAGCGCACTTGAGAACTGTGAGACGAGCGCAATCGGTCGAGCGTTGGCGAACTTTGGGCTGGGCGGTGGCGAGTACGCTTCCGCAGATGAGGTCGCAAACGCAATCAACCAACAAAGCCAACCAGTAAAGAAGAATTACAGCCGACTCGACTTCGATGAGGTACGTGAGACTATCAACGCAATCGATGACGAGAAATCGCTCGATGAGTACGGTGCGGAGCTGAAGAAGGAGCACACGAACATGACCGCTAATCAAGCGAAGACAATCAGCGAGATGTTCAACAAGCGCAGGGAGGAGCTGAAATGAAGACTCTCTCTGCGAGCGAACTAATGAAGGCACTTAGGCAGAGACGTGAAGTGGCGCATGACAACGATGCGCCTGACTTCACGAGCGCAACGGCGGAGGAGAGGCTGGAGCCGTCTGTGATGCCGTCAGGACAAGATAACTCAATACTCGAAAAGGAGGGCAAATGACCACTAAACAAATGAAACTCAACGAACTCAAAGCCATGGTTCGAGCGTGGAAGAAGGAGAAGAGCCTCACACTCGCCTACGACATCTGCGAGTTTCTAGCGAACAATCTCGACTTGGAGGGCGGAGATGAAAGCTAAATTGACGAAAACGAGCGACTGGGAGTTTAAGAAGAAGGTGGATGTCGAAACAATCGATGATGTCTTGAAATACCACAACAAAGTCGTTCTGAAAAAGGCAGACGAGTTTACGAAGTCTGACGAGGAGTTCAAGGACTGCGAAATCGAAATCGAGATTTATGACGATTGGAGAGAATAGATGAAGCTACGCAATAAGAAAACAGGGGAAATTGAGAAAGTCTGTCTTGCAGAGAGCGGAGACGAAATCGTCGTCATAGTCGATGATATGCCACTGTGTGGGAACTCTGTCCTTGGCGAATACAAGTCCCTCGCTGAACTCAACGAGGAGTGGGAGGATGCACCAACCGAGCCACTTATCAAGGACGAGAAAATCCGCAAAGCAGTCCGAGCGTGGGCTGAGGCGAACGGCTTTAGCGTTTTTAAGGTGTATAACCAGCATTTTAACTACGTCAAGATTCATGGAGTAAAAGATAGGTACGACCCGAACGGTTCGAATATCGAGTTTATGGGGACTATCGCAGGCGCAGAAAAGCGTACCTATGAGATTGACGAACTCTGTGGGGAGGATGAATCCCCTGAGCCTATCGAGCCGACATTTGTTGATTTAGATGAGCGAATTAAGGAGAAGGAGGAGAAATGAGCAATCAAGAACAAACAGGCAACGGCTGTGCCGTAGCAGGACTCATGACACTATTCATCGGAGTCTTTGTCATGGGCGGAATCATGGGAATCGCATCAATCATACTTGGCGCACTCTCTATGAAGGGGAGCGCATGGGCGAAGGTTCTCGGAATACTCGAAATCGTGATTGGTTCGATATTCGTGCTATTCATGCTAATTGCGATTGGGGCGAGAGTATGAGTGATTTTGAGGAACGGTGGGGGCAACTCACAGTCGGCGAGGCGATTGAGTTGAACAAGAAAGCGCAGGAATCAATGGGAGACCCTTCGATTGAAGGCTAATGCATAATATGACTCTTGTCTTAGGCTCGAAGACGTAAAACATCGAGCAGAACCTCACAACTAGATGCCGACACGCTTTTGAAAATTCATTGTAAAGTTCATTTTTACTTTCTACTTACATGCGGAGGGATAACTCCAAAATCTTTGCATGGTCGGCATCGCACTACTGGCGCAGGACTTGCGATATTGAACTCTCGTGTTCATAGCATAGAAGCTTGACTGCGCCACTCTGTCGAGGAGTGGGGAAATCCACGAATCGGCGCAGGACTATTAAATATAACAATCAATAGTCCACCTTGGTTTACACCGTCCTGCGATTTGAGAGAGTCGCAGGACACCAAATGACACCGAGCGGAGGGAAATCTTCAATCGGTGCAGTTACTAACAACAAGGGAGGCAAAATGGGGAAGAAGGACGGCGAAGTCTCGCCACACGAGCAGGGCATAGTTCTGCTTGTCGTGCTAATAGCAATCACATTGATAATGGTGTGGCTTGCAAAATGACAGAGGCACAAATACAAGAGAGCGTGGCAATGTACATCGCCATGAAATACGGCAGAGATGTCGTGTTCCATTCTGATTTCGGAAGTGGCACAAAGCTCAGCTATGCGCAAGCGAACCGCCAACGCAGACAAAACGCAGGGAGAAGGGGCTTCCCTGACTTGCAGATATGCCAACCGATTGACAGGTGGCACAGCTTCTTCTTAGAAATCAAAAAAGAGGGCATCCGAATCGTCAAACGCAACGGCGAATTGGTCGCAGACCAACACATAAGGGAACAAGCATCAATGATTGAGCAGTTGAGGGCAAAAGGATACTGGGCAGACTTCGGTATTGGCTTCGATGATTGCATCGAAAAGATTGATGCATACATGGGAGGCAAAGCGGATGCTCAAAAGTGGGTGCGTTGGAGTTCGTGAGATAGACGGTCTCACGATTGTTTTTTACGATTCACGCACAGTCTATGTCAAAACAACGTTCGGAGCATGGGTCGTGTTCCATAGGTGGTTTCACATCAAGAGGGGATTCTGCACAAACAACTTCAAGCCGTTCGTGAAGAAACTCCGCCACAACAGGCATCTGACTTACAGCTTCATCGTTGAGAAAGCCCAACAATTCGACATCTCAATCAATGCCTCTCGAAAACCGAATCTTGAAGGGCTGACAATCGTCAATCTACCAACTAAAGGAAGGAATAGGAACAAGGAATGAAAATCACAAAAGTCGAGCTGTGGCTCAATGAGTGTTACGGTTGCAAGGCGAGCAGATATACACCGCTTCACGACTGGTATTTGTCACTAGGGATGCCACTCGGCAACTTCGAGGCGATAAGAGTGCCACTCAAGAGAGAATGGCAAGACTTCGCCAAGAAGATGAAAGAGACGGCACACATCGACTTGCCGTTTGTCGTGATTCGAGTCGATGACAAGGACACAGAATCACTCGTTTATGGCTATGACAACTTTATTAAGCAAATAGAAGGGAGCAAAGGTATGTTCATCACGAAGGAACAGCAAAACAAGATTGCACGAGACATTCTCGTCAAAGAAGAAGAAAAGAAAGACACCGAGACGGTCGAACTCACGAAGAAGCCGACCAAGAAGCAGGGCATCGTGAAAAAGAACAAGACAAAGACAACAGAGGTCAAATAATAGATGTCATTTGCCGAGGACTTGAGCTTTGGGAGAGAGGGCGAGGTAATCGTCCGCAATCTTCTTGAGTCCTCGGACGTTTTTGAGAATGTATGGGATTGCTCAAATGACAAATACTTTCAAGGTAAAGACATCGACCTGCTCGGCATCGCTAGTGATGGGCATATCGCCAAATATGAGGTAAAGACGGACAGAAAAGCGCACGAGACAGGCAACATTGCCTTTGAAGTCAAAACAAGTGGCAACATTGGCTGTCTCGCCAAGACAGAAGCGGATTTTGTCATGTATTACATCGAAGGCAACGGCAAGTTGTATTGTTTCAACGCTGAGCAGATGAGGCGGTACTTGCGAGCTAACAGGTTCAAGCTGTATCGCATGGGAGACAACGCAGAGGGGTATTTGTTGAGCATCAGTCGACTATTACGAGACGGACAAATAAAACGGATTAAAACATATGAGTAATAAATCAGATATGTTGAGACGGTATGAGCTGCGACCGCTCGAGATGACACAGAGAGACATTGAAAACAGCCGAATCGGTTATGAGGGCATGATATTCGGCAAGAGACGGAAAGCATTCAAAGCAAAGCGAAAACGAGATAAGAGGAACAGAAAGAAAGGCAGGAAATGAAAACATCAATCAAAAAAATGAAATTGGCGGACTTGATTCCGACCGAGAACAACCCACGTCAAATCAAGAAGGACGATTTTGAACGACTCAAAAAATCAATTAAATCGTTTCCAAAGATGCTCGATATTCGAGAAATCGTTGTTGATGAGAATAACCGAATCTTGGGCGGTCATCAACGTGTGAAAGCATTACTGGCGAATGGCGAGAAAGAAGTCAACGTCAAAGTCGTTGAGGGGCTGAGCGAAGAAGAAAAACGAGAGTTCGTGATTCGAGACAACATCCAAAACGGTGAATGGGATTTTGATGTACTGGCGAATGAGTGGAGCGATTTAGACTTGCAGGATTGGGGGATTGACCTCGTTCCGAAATCACCAGAAATAGATTGGGATAACGTTGCCGACATATCGGCAGACAACTATGATGCCCCAGAGCATGAGATGCTCGTTTGCCCTAAATGCGGGCATATAGATACGAAGGCGCATTTCAAAAAGGGCGAAGAATGAAAGTATTCTTGTCAGGCTCCGAGACGCCTGATTGCGACATGGTATGGGAGACAAAAATGAAATACAACCTTTTGAGTTATTACTACATTAAGGGAAAGCCTGAGGTCGCAGAGAAAGTCAAGAATAATTCTCAACTCATACTAATTGATAGCGGAGCGCACTCGTTCCAAAAAGGCACGAAAGTCAATTGGCTTGAATATACGAAGCAATATGCCGAGTTCATTAAAAAATATGACAGCGAAAAAGTATTAGGCTACTTTGAGATGGATGTCGATAATATAGTTGGGTACGATAAAGTTCTCGAATTGAGAAAAGTTCTCGAAAGTGTCTCTGACAAGATTATCCCAGTATGGCACAAAAACAGAGGGATTGAAGATTTCAAAAAGATGTGCGCCGACCATTCAGGGAGAATCGTTGCAATTACGGGATTCAAGAATGAAGACATTAAAGACGAGCAATACTTGATGTTCTTGAAGTATGCCAAGCAGAACGGTTGCAGAGTCCATTGTCTCGGCATGACTAGGAAAAAGATTCTCGACTCTGTTCCGTTTGATTATGTGGATTCGTCGAGTTGGAAGCAACAAGCTATATTTGGCAGGGTCGGCGGGCAAAAAGTATCAAAAGAGTTCTCGAAAACTCAAAGAAGAAAAGTTATATATGCATCATACATTGAAGGAATGAGGATGCAGATTGAATACGAAAGGAAATGGGAGAGATATGAATGAATTATTGAGCATCGTTGAATTGATTGCTGTTTTTGGGGGAGTGTTATTGACAAGAAAGTTTTTTGGCAAGAAGGGGTTATTCGCATGGGTCGCTATCGCAGGCATTCTTGCGAATTTGCAAGTGAACAAAACAATCACGCTGTTCGGGCTTGATGTAGCTATGGGCAATGTTATGTTTGCATCGTCATTCTTGGCAACAGATATGCTTTCAGAGATATATGGCAAAAAGGTTGCGAAAAGAGCTGTGGTTGCAGGAGTGAGCGCACTTGTATTCTTTATCTGCTTCATGCAACTGACTCTCGCATTTACTCCAAGTCAGTTTGACATCATCAGCCCTGCGATGTCAGAGTTCTTCCAAATGTCTGTCAGGACAACTGTTGCGAGCGTTGCGATGTACGCTCTTGCGAATGCTTGCGATGTCTATTTATTCGATTTCTTGAAGAAGAAGACAGGTGGCAAAAAACTATGGTTGCGAAACAATGTCTCGACTATAATTTGCAACGGTCTGGAAAACTTTGGGTTCATATACCTAGCGTTCTTTGGAGTCTTTGAGACAGAATCTTTGCTACCGATTGCGCTCACTACGACAGTGGTCGAAGCAGTTATTGCTCTATTAGACACGCCATTCTTATACATAGCGAAAGAAATCAAGACGAAGGACGAAAAATGAAAAGCACCACAAAGCAGGAGAAGCCAACGCTCAAGAATGGCAATCCTATCAACGAATCGACACAATTCGGGAAGCCAAACGGCAACCCTCGTCACAACGGCGCATGGAAGAAAGAAGATACAGCTCGCTTTAAGCTTGAGCAAATGCTGAAGCTGTCAGAGGAAGAACTGACGGCAATCGTCAAGGACAAAGATGCGCCATATTTTGAGCGAAAACTTGCAACGTGTATCAATAAGGGCGATTGGGCTGTCTTGCAGGGTATGATGAACCAAGTCTATGGCATGCCGAAGCAGGTCAACGAGAATAAGAATATTGAAATAAAGCCAATATTACCGATGAAGGACAAGAAGTGACTGAACTTCAATGGAATACTGCCCTCGACAAGATTGTTGCGATGAAGAAGCGCATCAGAGTCGTGCAGGGCGGTACTTCGGCAGGCAAGACGTATGACATCCTGATTGACGAGCTAGACGAGGCAATCCGACAGAAGAAGATTCTGACAACTATCATGTCAGACACGATGCCGAATCTCCGTCATGGTGCGATGCGAGATTTCATCAACATCGCCAAAGAAACAGGTGTTTGGTACATGAGCGACTGGAACTCGACTTATTCGACGCTCACGCTCCCCAACGAGTCAATAATTGAGTTCTATTCGGCAGATTCAGAGGATGCACTCGGCGCAAGACGTGACAGGCTATTCATCAACGAGGCGAACCGCATCACAAAAGAAGCGTTCGACCAGTTAGAAGTCCGTACGGAGCAGAAGATAACACTCGACTTCAACCCTGCGAATCGTTTTTGGGCGCATGACTTATTGAGCCGTCCTGACGTAGATTTCGTGAAACTGAACTACCTCGACAACGAAGCTCTGTCCGAGAACATCAGGAAGACACTCGAACTAAGAAAGGGAGACGGCACGAGCAACTGGTGGAGAGTGTACGGACTCGGCGAAATTGGCTCGCTAGAGGGCAACGTCTATCAAGGTTGGATTGCAGTTGATGAGATACCGAAAGAGGCGATTCTGAAGCGGTACGGAGTGGACTTCGGTTGGAACGACCCAACAACCGTCATCGCCGTCTATGAGGACGAGAACAAGTCATTGTGGCTCAAGCAATGCATCTATCAGTCACAGTTGCCTGTTCCTGCGCTCATAGAACGCTGTAAGAGCCTTCCTGACGGTTTATTCGTATGTGACAACGCTCGCCCTGAAATAATCGCCGAGATGCAGTCTCATGGGCTGAGAGCGATAGGTTCAAACAAGACGGCAGGCGAGAAGATGAACGGCAAGCGGTACAACATCGAACTCGTGTCGAGACGCAAGATTCACTATACGAGAGACTCGAAGGAGCTTGAGCAGGAGTTCCTGACCTACGCTTGGCGCAAGAAACGGACTGGCGAAATCATAGATGAGCCTGAGGACGGATTTGACCATGCTATGGATGCGATTGCCTATGCCGTCCGAGACATGGAACGGAAGCCCATAGAGTACGCAGGAATCCGTTGAAAAACTTTACATTCAGCAGGAAGATGTAAGGTTTTTTGACGTTTTGTCGGAATAATAGTGGAAGAGCCTGTGGAAAACTCCGACAAAAAAGTAACAAAAACCTATTGACTTTTATACTCCGTTGGAGTATAATGTAAGTAAGATAAGTTAATCGAAAGGAACAACAACAATGACACGCAAATACATGACAATCGAAGAAATCCGCCAAGAGGCTATCGAGAACGGTATTGAGTACACGCTCGAAGAAGGCGAGAAGGTGGAAGACCTCGGAATCTGCGCCCTCGTAGATGTCGAGAATATGGGCTTCTGCAAGGACGATGTGACGAGGTGGTATCACTTCACGAACAATAAGGGCGAAGCCTGCATCTATATCAAGCACTAACGAAAGGAATCAAAATGGAATACTACAAACAAGAAATCAAAGAGGTACTCGAAAACTTAGTTGACGAGGGCAACGAAACAAGAGAAGAAATTATTAAACGATGGGAGGATGGAGACACGCAAGACGATTTCGGTAGCATGACAGAGAGCAGATTCTGCTCAACTTGGAAAGCAGAAGAAGCTCTCAAACAGGCAGGCTTTCCATTTGACAAAGACCTCAACGCTATACTCCAAGAAGTCGGCTACGATTTCTCAATTCTAAATAAAGGAGCGGAAGTCGTGGACGTTATTCTTTGCGAGCTGACCGTTCCGTATGTTATTGATGAGCTAAAAGAGGAGGCATAGTATGAAAGAGTTCAAGAGTTGGCGAGACATTAAAGCATGGTTCGAGGAAAACGGATACGACCAACTTGCCAAGAGAATGCAAATCAACAACGATTGCTGGAATAGTTCAGGGGAGTTCGGGAGAAGCCAAGTATATATCTGCGATAGCATGAGATTTGCTGAGAGCGAGGACGAACGGCACGAAGTTGCGCAATCTTTGCATGAAGACGATGACTTGATTTCGTTAGGGTTGGTATGACGATGGGAATGACAGACCGAGAAATCGCAGAGTTCGTGGCGAACATCGCTCGCCGAACGAACCTCGACAATTACTCAATCGAGATATTCAAGGGGGGCGGAATCGGGCTCATCGAGACCGAACGTGCCACTCAGTATCGACTCAAGCAGGACAACGCAATCATCGTGGAGATTCCGAAGCTGTCGAGGCACGAAGGAATCGCAACGGCACAGCTCGCCCTTGCTATTGGCAGACGTTTAGAACGCTTTGAGAGGGGCACAAAGGCAAACGCAGGGAGAACAACCGAATCTCGTCAGAAAGTCGCTCAGAACGCAATTCGGGCACGTTGGAGCGCAAAATAGAATCAAGAAGCAGTCACGCAGGTGGCTGTTTTTTGATGCCACCCTTACCGTCTCAATAATGACTGTATGTTTGAGAAGTTCAAGTCAATGCTCAATATGAGCGACAAAAAGCAAACACCAGTTGGCGGTGTTGAAGCCAACAAGTCTTTGTCATTCTCTTACCGCTCGAACCCTTATCATGGCTCTGTGACGTGGGATTGGGCGAAAGGAATGGCTTTTGATAACACCTACCCGTCCGTCTCAAGGATTGCAAATGCTTTCATGGAGATTCGACCGTACGCTATCGATGCGAACGGCAAGCCGATTCAGCAAGTGCCTGCGGTGGACAAGTTATACCATCCGAATCAACAAATGAGTTCGGTGGACTTCCGCCAAGCTCTCGCCGTCTCTGCGCTCTCGCACCGCACGACTTACATTCTCGTGTGGCACTATGGCGAAGGCGGAGAAGTCGTTGCAGGCAACGGCGATGTCACACCTGACAACATCGCAGGATACACGTTCCTCGAAGACTGCTACATCAAAGTCGTGAACGGTCACAAGTTCTACAAATCGCCGAGCCTCAAGTTCGAGTTCAGCGACAAAGAAGTCATTGAGATTTCGGCAGGAATCGACCCAAATGACTTGTCGGCAGGGTACAGCCCAACGCAAGCCGTCAAGAAATGGGCAAATATAGACGATTACATCGCCTCATACGAGGGCGGGCTATTTGAGAACGATGCCGTTCCTGCAGGTCAGTTCATCATTACTGCGCCGACCGCTGATGCCTTCAACGCTATCGTTGACGAGATGCAAGCCAAGCACCGAGGCTCAGGCAATAACAACAACGTCCAATACATCCACCGCCCAATCTCAGCCGATACTGGAACGGTACTCCCTGCGCAGATTGAGTGGATTCCGTTCTCCCAGCCGAACAAGGACATGAGCCTTGAGACCATCTTCAAGCAGGTCAACGACAAGATTGACTCGACCTTCGGAGTTCCTGCTTCGATTCGTGGGGTCAACGATAACAACACCTACGCTTCCGTCAAAGTCGATGAGCGCATCTTCGTTCGTTGGACTCTCCGTCCATTCGCCACCAAGATTTGGACACGCTTCACGCACGAGCTGAACCGCATCACAGGCGGACTCGGTGTGGCAATCACGTTCGATATTGAGATTCCGTCTATCGCCGATGAGGAAAAGGTGGAAGCCGAGCGCAAGAACGTTGAGGCTGACGTGATAATCAAGATGCTAGACAGAGGCTACTCGCTCGACTCGATTGTCGATGCTTTCGAGTTCTCCAACGCTTACAAGCTACTCGAAAAGGGCGCAGACGATGAAGCGGTTATCGAGAACGACAAGCCTGATGTGGATACTGGCGATGAAGTCGAAGACAGCCCTGAACTCGCCGTCACGAAGTCGATTCCGACTCATTGTGCGCACGAACATGACGAGATTCACAAAGAAGCGGACAAGACAACGTTAAAAGAACTGCGCCGACTGCTCAATGACTACCTAGAAACCTCAATTGACGAGACGGTTGACTCATTACAGTCGGCATCAAAAGAAATCTCCGCCGTTGGGCTTGAAATCTATGACGAGAACCAAGACGGAGTGATTGACGAGCAAGAGATAGCGCAGATTCAGATTCCGCAACCGTCCGAGGAGCGCAAATACGCACTTCAGCTCGCATTGTTGGCTCTGCTGTATAAGCGAATGCTCAAGAGTGGCGAGAAACGCTACCAAGACACGCTCGTTCAGTTCGGAATCATTCTGAACGTTCCTGCGCTTGAGCATTACGCCATATCTGACGGTGCAGAGAAGCAGTACGAGACAATCGTGAACAAAATCGTCAATTCGTTTACCGACCAAATAACGGACACGATAAGGAGCGCAATCAATATCACGTTCGAGGAAGGCGGAGACAAGCAACAGCTCATCAAGAACATTAAGAACGTGTACAAGACCGACCAATGGCGAGTTGAACGCATCGCTCGCACCGAGGAACACCGAGCCGACAACTTTGGGCAGATTGATGCCGTTGACGTGATTCAGAAAGTCACAGGACGTGAGTTCGGCTTCAAATGGCGCACGACAAGCGGACATCCTTGCGAGTTCTGCCAATACATGAACGGAACTGTTGTCGCTACTGGCGAGGCTTTCATACCGCTTGGCGAGAAGATTCAGCTCGATGATGCCGTTTACTTGAACAATTACGAGGACGTTCTAACACCGCAAGCGCACCCCAACTGCCAATGCGTGTTTGACGTGGTGGAGTTATAGCATGAAATACTGTTGCAAACATTGTGGGCGGTACATCATGGACATTGAAGGCACGACTATCATCGAAAATCTCGTCTGTCCCAACTCGAAGTGCAAGGCGCACCTCAACATCAAAGTCATTACTCCGCAATCGACAGTCGAGGAAATCAACTACAAGTTCAAAACTCCTGAACTGCCACCCAAGAAGAAACAATAATAGAAAATACCGCAAGTGATGCCCACCCTTACTTGCGGTTTTTTGATGCCACCCCAAAACACAACAACATGAAAAACAGACGAATCAATGCTCATTTGAGCGAATCGTTGATAACAACCATTAAAAAGGGAACTCATGACAGAAAAGCAGAAATCAATCCGATTCAACGCTACCGTCAAGACGAAAGATGTGGACGGCGAACGCAGAATCGTGTTTGTAGCTTCTTCAGGCTCGGTCGATAGGGATTACGAGAGAGTTGATGTTCCGTCACTCAGACTACCTCTGAAGGCAGGTGGCGAGATTCAAGTTTCGCAGATTGGCTCGGAAGGTGTAGAGGGAGTGGACATTCCTCTCATGTTGAATCACTCAGGCGATATTCGAGACGTCATCGGTTCAGTCCGCAAGGCATGGTTTGAGAATGGCGAACTCATCTTTGAGGCAGGCATCTCAAGTCGTGGAATCGCACAAGAGATTCTCACTCTCATTGACGAGGGGCATCTCTCAAACGCTTTCTCAATCACAATGATTGACTTTGATTTCGACTACGATACCGAGACGATACGAAATGCAGAAGTGATTGAAGTGTCCGTTGTCTATCGTGGCTCGAATAAGGATGCTCGTCTGCTCGCTGTGAAATCCCTTCTCGGAGGCGAACAAATGGAAGAAGCCGAGAAAGTTGAAGCTCCAATCGAAGCTGAGACTGTTGAAACGGTAGAAGAACCAGTCGGCGAAGCACCTGTTGAACAGGTTGAAGAATCCGCCAACGAAGCCGAAGCCGAAACCGAAAAGGAAGAAGCAGAAGCAGAAGAACCAGTTGACGAGACGGCAACTGAGCAGGAACAACCTGCTGAACCAACCGCTCAAGAAGAACCTAAAGAAAAGGAACAAGAAATGGAAAAAGAAATTGCACAGGATGCTGTTGTTGCAAAAGCAACTCCAGTTCAGACCGCAAAAAGCGAAAGCAACTACTTGGCTTCCAAGAAAGCTCTCGCTGACTTCAAGAACATCGTTCTAAGTCATCATCGTGGCGATAATGCAAGCATCATGAAAGCTTGGATGTCGCACATCTCAAGCAAAGCTATCTCAGGCGATGCTATTTTACCAACTCGCATTGAGCAAATCTTCTTCAAGACTTGGACTGACAAGGCTGAAATCCTCAACACCTTCCGCACCCTCGGTGTTCGTGCAGGTGCTGTCTATGCGATGAAAGCTACCTCCAATGGTACTGCTCTCGCACACGAAAAAGGCGCAACCAAACTCAACCAAGAAATCGAAGCTGTCCGTCGTGACCTCAAGGGCTTGGGCATCTACAAGAAGCTCCCAATCGACCTACAAGACCTATTCGATGACGAAACTGGCGAACTACTAGCATTTCGTGTCGAGGAATTGGCAGGTCGTGTCGCTCATGCAATCGTGGTAGGCGCAATCGTTGGCGGTTACAAAGACAACAACGGTCGTGGCTTGTTCAGCATGAAGGGCGATTTGGACGGTGCTGTCGCAAGCCCTGCTGATAACTTCGGCTCTGCTGTCGCAACCGTAATCCCGAACAGCAACACCGATTCTGACATCGCCAAAGCTATCAAGACCTGTGGCGCAGTCAAGGGAGACCGCAGAATCCTCATCGTTCCTGCAGGTTGGATGACAACTGCTCGCATCGCTCTCATCGGCATGAATTACCCTGTTGCTGACCTCGCTGAGTTCGTTGGCGCAGACGAAATCCATGAATTAGACGAAATGACAAACAGCGGTTATGACATGATTGCTTATGCTCGTGACTCCTATGTCCTAGCAGGCGAAGCGAACGCTAGTGTCCGCACCGATTTCGACCTCGACAAGAACCAAGATGTCATGCTTGTAGAACGCTATGTTGGCGGTTCTATGACTGGCTACAAGAATCTTGCAGGTTACGCATCAGCCTAATTCATTAAAAGAAAGGAACGATAAAACATGGCATATCTTACCCAATCAGAAGCATCTAAATTGCTTGGTCGTTCCTTGACGGCTTCCGAAGTCAATGCATTTGACGTGTGGGAAGAAATCGCAGAATCACGATTGTCGGACTTGTTGTGCGTAGCTAGTCTCGCCGACCTGTTGACCGCCCTCGAATTGCAAGCCTTACCGACCGAATTGAAGTTGGTACTAGCTCGCTTCTTCGGCGGAATCTCAGCAGAAAATGGTGTCGAGATTGGAGTTACCTCTAAGAAGGTCGAAGACTTCTCGATTACCTATGACGAGAAAGAGCGCAACAACGTGTTCGGCAATATCGTGACTGCCAATGGCACAGCGATTCTCAAATACTCTCAATGCAAAGGGCTTCGGAGCGGAAGAACATTAAAAGAAGAAGCGAAATACTATCACTATGACCGTTTTTGATACGTTCCCCTCAATCTCTTATGAGTTTCTAACTATCAGACGAGGTGCGGTAAAAGGGAACGTCATCACGCAAGCGAGTTCATTCCTCGGCATATTCAAGCTAAGGCAGAACCAAGAGGAGCAAGGGAACATTGAACTCTATCAGAGTTCAGCAACCCTTCATGCCCACCCTGAAGACTACTCGGACTATGACAACCTAGTCGGACAAGGCATCAGGGTCAACGGTACGACCTACGAAATCACGAATGTGACTGGCGGAATGAACTTCGCAAGCGGTCAAATGGAACATCTCACATTCACGCTTCAGCGAGCGGAGTTTATCGATGCAACTTCAAACGACAACGATTAAGTTCGTGGATAACTCGGCGAAGGTGCTACAAGAGGAACAAGCGCACATTGACGAAGCTCTTGCAAGAATGGGCGATTCGATTCTGAATCTCGCCCAAATGTACGCTCCAGTTCTTACTGGCGCACTTCGAGCAGACGGACGTGTTGTGAAAGAACCGAACTCTGTGACGGTACGTTTCGGAGGTTTCAGCGTACCATATGCTCGCAGACGGCACTACGAAAACAACAAGCACCCTGACACGAAATACTACCTCGAAAGGGCAGGCAATCAGGTTGCGAAACAAGGAGTTCAATACTATCTATGATTACTTTGAATCTATTACAGCTCCTAGAGAATAACGGATTCGGAACAATAGACAAAGACTTGTTTTGGGAGAAACTAACCCTCGGCGAAGAAGGAGTATATGTCGCATCTATCGGCAACCCAACTGAAAGAGGCTCTCGCAGAATCCAGTCATTTGAACTCTATTCGAGAGGCAAGTCTGACGTGGCAGGATGTCGCAGACTGCGTGACATTGTGGATTTCCTCAATTCGTCCTACTCAATATGTTCACTTCCGCAGGTCGTTGATAAAGATGACCCAACCGAGATTCTCTCGGAACAAATTGACAACATAACAATCATGCCTTGCTCGTCTATAACTGACAACGGTTTGGACAGCAACGGTCGCATCATTTGGACTGCGACTGGCACGATTCTCTACTAACAAACTAAAAGGAGTCAAAATGCAACCACTAAAAGCTGGCACTTATGAGATGAGCATTGGCGATGTGCTAATCCCTGCCGAGTTGCTCGGAGACATTTCGCCAAACTATGACGAAGCGACCACCGATGCAGACACGCAAGCAGGCACTCGCACGACACCTCTTGGCAAGCCTGAAACGGCTGAGTTGACGTTCACGCTATATCTCCCAAGCATCGACTATTTGAAGACGTTATGGGAAGAAGCTTACAACGCAGGCACGAACCCTCAAACGACTGGCAACATCATCTTTGGGAACGGTTCTTGCCAAACTCGAACGGCTCTACCAATCAACATTCACAACGTTTGCGAAGACAACGATGACAACGACATCCACATCTTTGCAGGCATCGTGAAACAGACTTTCAACCCAACCCTCAGCGGAACGGAAGTCTTGAGCATTGAATCGACAATCTTCATGCAACCAACCTCAGACGGTTATATCCGCCTCGGAACTGGCGATTTGACACAAGAGTCACATTGGGATGTAACGACCCAAGCGACTGTCGCAGGGAAGATTCAATAATACCGCCGTTCAACAAAAAGCCACCCCTTGAGGTGGTTTTTTGGTGTTACTTACGGAGCGGTTCGCCTGCGCCGTCTTTGTATGTGCCTGTTGCGATTTTGATGATGTCAGCAATCCAACCGAACATGAAGA